GGCTGAGAATTCCGAGTTCCATCAGTTCATGCTGGAGTATGAGGGAAGAGCGGCGGATCTACCTCCTTGTATTCAAATTCTCCGGGCGCTGATCAGGCCGGTACTGACTATTTTTGTAGTATTTCTGATGGGTTATCTGGTCTGGGTAGGCCAGCCGGTACCGCCGATCCTTGAGTTTTTCATCAAGATCATTTCGATTTTCTGGTTCGGCGAACGAGCGGTCCGTAATGTTTTACCGAGCCTGCAAGGTTTTGTCGGTAAAAAGCAACAGTAGATTTACGGCCGATTCCTGCAGGGGGGTCGGACAAGATAAGAGACAGAGCCATTTCCAAGCCCTGTCGAGGCTGCAGACTCGAAGGAAGGAAGCTCTTTTAACGGGACGGAGGTGTACGGGGCCACCGGGCAAGGCCAGCTCGGGCAAGTCCTCCGTTCTGATAGGGAAATATAAAGGGAAATCTCATGTCTGAAATTGAGACTAGGGTTGCTAAGCATGATGAAGCGATTGAGAACCTGAAAAATCGTATTCAGGAAGCCAGAGAAAAAGACGATAAAATCTTTACTCATTTAGATGAAATACAGAAATCACTGGCATGTTTGAATACAAAAGTCGGCATCCTTGGCGAGAAATTAAGACAGCGAGCGACTTTGTATGGTTTTCTGGGTAGCTTGATGTCGGTGTTGTTGGTTGTAATCGCCGTTATTGTTAAATACGCTTTCTTTCCTTGAACTTGAATAGGAGATTGAAATAGTAATCTGAGTCTCACGAAATATCATCGTGTAAAACGAAACGGGCAGTGTAGGTGCCTACACCACTCTATGCTGTCCGTTTTTTTTGTCTCAGGTTACCGGACCGGGGTGGGGGTCACCCCATCCCGGTTTAATCAAATTGAAAGCGGTAAAATGAGTTTGATCAAGCAAATACCCGGTGATGATAACTGCGACCATGCAGCCGTGAAGATAGACACTCAAGGTGCAGTTGTATGTGCCTACTGTGCAAGCAAATAGTGACCAGTGAAATGACAGCGGTATCATATCTGACGGTGAAACAGGGGGCAATATTATTTCCTATCAAAACAAGCAGAATCCAAATCCAAGCGCAATTGTGTTGAAGTGAAGGTTGGCCGATGGTTGAAAAAGGTTTAATGCAGGTTACTATGGAAATTAGTGAAATGGCATGTTTTAATTTATGAAAACCAGTGCATGTCTGTATTTGATGCAAAATTTAACCGAAGGTTTTTTAAGTGCAAAAAGGTAACCAGAAAACAACAAAACCTGCTAAAAATGTGCTGAATGGGAAGCATGAACGTTTCTGTCAGGAATACCTTATTGACCTGAATGCTTCAGCCGCATATCTACGGGCCGGCTATAATGCAAGCCAAAAAGGGGCTTATGTATTAGCTCGTAGATTGTTACAAAAAGTTAAGATACAGCAACGAATCCAGGAATTGATGGACGCAAGAGCGGAGCGTCTGAACCTGACGGCTGATTCGGTATTGAAAGAACTCTCCAAGCTGGTATTCGCCAATATTAAGGATTATGCCACCTGGGACAAAGACGGCAAGATTACGATAAAATCAGAGAAAGAGTTAACGGTTGCACAGAAGGCCTGTATTTCGGAGATAAGATCTGACCAGAAAGTTTTCAGATCTCGGAATCCTTTGATAGAATCGATCGAGGAGCACAAGCTACGATTTAAGCTAACAGATAAGCTCAAGGCGATTGAGCTGACGATGAGGCACCTATCACTTTTTAACGACAAGCAGACGCTGGAAATACCTCAGTTGGAGCAGCTTCTGGCGTGGGCTGAGAAGGAGGTAGAGAAAATTGGATATAAGAAATCTGCTGAGTAGGTTTACGTGGATTGGGCTTTTGCTCCTGTGTTTCACATTGATTTCAGCAACAAACCACATTCACGCTTTCACTTCCGGGAATGATGCATTAACGGCGCCCGAGGTCTTTATCGCAGATCAACGAACTACGGAGGGCTCCGGCGAGGCAATAGGGAATCTGAATATTGCTCCCGACCCTTCCATAATCTCCGATATAGTCTTCTGGGAAGTGCCGAACGTCCCCGGCCGAACAAACCTTGAGCTGTGCACTGAAGCCCGAAATATACGGGACTTCGTACAAATTACCGAGGTGACCGAGTTATCGGCGGCCTATGTAGAACAACTGAATGATGTACAAAACCCACTGTTGGCGGCCTTGTACTTATATCTGGATGCAAAGAACTACTCCGAGGTCACCACGGAAACTCGATCAACGGCAACGGACAGGAAAGAAGTAAATACAGTCAGGCCTCAATCATTCCAGTCCCCCTGCGCCGGCCCGTATCGGCCTTGTAGGTTTGAAGACAATACCATACCGATGGGGGTCCTGGCCGGCGGCCCGCGAGCCGCCGATGAGAACCAACAAAACCTGAATTATCAAGACTATGACCGAACCGGCCTCAAGGAAAACAGGTTTAGCGATCAATCCATCATAACAGGGTCGCCCGACTATTTCTACAGGACTTGACAGGCCGGACCCGGGACCGGGGTAGAAATATATCGCCAGCTCAATCGCTAAGAATGAATCATAGAAAAGAGGTCGCTTAAGGTGACCACAGCAACCGCCAGTAGTGATAATCTGACGAAGTTGAATCAAAAGCTGGCACTCATCTGTGCAACATACCGCGATGATCCCTATGGATTCGTGTTAGCTATCTTCCCCTGGGGTGAGTCTGGCACACCGCTCGAGAAGGAAGACGGACCAGATGAATGGCAGACAGAAGTTCTTACAGCAATCCGTGATGGATTGATCACTGCGGCGGCTGCGATTCAGATTGCAGTAGCAAGTGGACACGGAGTCGGTAAGACAGCTCTGGTGGCTTGGATCATTATCTGGTTTATCAGTACACGACCGAATCCGCAAATCGTGGTTACTGCAAACACCAAGGTCCAGCTCGAGACAAAAACTTGGAGAGAGCTTTCTAAATGGCACAAGCTGGCACTCAACAAACACTGGTTTGATTGGACGGCGACTAAGTTCAAGAGCAAGGAAAGCCCTTCAACTTGGTTTGCATCCGCGATTCCCTGGAGCAAGGAAAACAGCGAGGCCTTTGCAGGTACGCACGAAAAATACGTGCTGATGATCTTTGACGAAGCTTCCAATATTCCCGACAAAATCTGGGAAGTGGCCTCGGGCGCCATGACTACTCATGGTGCTATCTGGATTGCATTTGGAAATCCTACACGCAACACGGGAATGTTTCGGCAGTGTTTCAAAAAGTTTCGACATCGCTGGTTCACGAAGCAGGTCGATTCGCGTACTGCTAAAATGGCAGATAAGGGGTATGCTCAACGGAATATAGATGATTATGGAGAGGATTCGGATTTTGTCAGAGTTCGTGTTAAAGGTCAGTTTCCTCGAGCTTCCTCAATGCAGTTTATTAGTCAGGAGCTGGTTGATAAGGCCAAGGCTGCCAGACATACCGTTGATGTTTATAGACATGCTTCTATTGTGGTAGGCGTTGATATTGCTCGTTTTGGTGATGATGAGACGTCAATAACAGTCAGACAGGGACTACATGTTCATGAACAAACGTCATACCGCGAAATCGATACAATGCAAACGGCATCTTTTACCGCACAGAAAGAGGATGCGTGGCGAGCTGATGCAGTATTTGTAGAATGTGTTCTTCTTGGTGCAGGAGTAGTTGATAGACTGGTACAATTGAAACGCCGACCGATACCGGTAAAGGTAGGAACTAAATTAAAAGGTAAGTACAGCAATAAACGAGCAGAGATATGGGGCAGGATGAAAGAATGGTTAGAGGCCGGCGGTTCCATACCTGATGATGATCAAAAGTTGGAAGATGATTTGACAGGCATCGAGTATGGTTTCAATGAAGCAGACCAAATACAGATGGAAAAAGTAAAGGACATGAAGAGCCGAGGTCTAGCTTCCCCTGATAGAGCAACCAGTTTAGCACTGACGTTCGCCGAACCGGTTCTACCAAGGCAACCTGATGAGGACGACTACGATTATGATGATGAACACGGTGCCGGTAGCCGAGAGTATGTAGATAAGACAACTGGTTATTAACCATGGTTTTCAGGAGTGAAGAATATTTAGAATTTGTCAGGTCTCGACCTTGCTTGGTTTGCAATGAGAAGCCAGTTGATCCGCACCATGAATCATTAGGGCTGGCAGGAGTCGGAATCAAAGCTCCGGATACTCATTCGGTTCCGCTGTGTAGAGACTGTCATACGAAACGACATCTCACTTTGGCTAGCCGATTCTGGGATGCGGAGAATATCGATGTCCAGATGGAGATTATCAAACTGTTAACGGAGTATTTACAATGCCAGTAGTCGATATTTACAAAAAACTCGAAGAACTGGAGAGAAGAATTAAAAAACTTGAAAAATTACTAAAAAAAATTCATGGAAAAGAAATTACGTATAGCTTATTTGATAATATCATGGTTACTGATTTAGGATTATCAGTAAGAGCAAATAATGCTTTCTTGGGTGCTGGAATAAAGACTATTGAAGATTTGACGGAGAAGAAAAGAATTGATTTACTTAAAATGCGTAACATAGGTAAAAAAACATTAGAAGAAATTAGGAAAGCTCTGTATCGCTATGGATTAAAATTAAAGGGCGAGTAAGTTGAGGAAGAATGACAGAAGACGGGGCGATAAAATATAGCACAAATCTTTATCTGCTTGAATTTGGTCATTACGCAACCGGATTCGTATTCGGGTTTTTGCCTTACTGCTGGATCCCGGGGATTATCTATGCTTGCTGGAAAGAGTGGTGGTATGACCCGAAGAAAAACTGTGGTGTCCGGTGGCTTTGGCTGATTCAGAGACATGGACAGGGCGTTTGGTATCAATGGGGATTCAGGAAGCGCATCTGGATGGGTTATAAGGGCTGGCTGGACTGGTGTATTATCAACCTGGGAATAGCGTTTGGTCTTTTAACTTGGAACTGGATATTCTGATGGCAAAGCAAGGTTACGAGAAGCCACGGATCGTCAAGGAAACCACTATGAGGTTCCCTGTCGAGATTATAGCGGAAAAGGCAGGTGGACCTGTCTGCAAGCAGTGTTCGTCCTGCCATGGCTGTCGGTAGTTATCACAGATAGGTAAATGAGGCTTTAAATGGAAGTTGAAACTGAAAACGGCGATATAAGTAAACCTCAAAACGCCATTGTAAAAAAACTGATTGCTCAGATAGACGTTGACAATCTCGCGGTTGATATGGATGAAAATATTCTGAATACCATCGGCGCCCGGGTAGTGCAGGATTATAAAAACGATGTTGAATCTCGTTCCGATTGGGAGAAACAGATTCAGATTGCTCAGGATCTGGCGAAGTTGCTGGAAGAAAAGAAAGATACCCCCTGGGAAAATGCCGCAAACGTAAAGTACCCGATTGTAGCTCAAAGCAGTGTCCAGTTTGCAGCCAGAGCGTATCCTACAATTATCAAAGATGATCAGGTAGTCAAAGGTAAAGTGATCGGCGCAGATCCTGATGGGAAAAAGGCGGCTCGAGCAAAGCGGATAGGCGAGCACATGAGTTTCCAACTCTTAGAGCAGATGGAAGGTTGGGAACCAGATTTTGACAAGATGCTAACCGTTTTACCGATCCTTGGAAGTACCTTCCGAAAGAGCTTCTTCGATGCAGATGAAGAGATAAATGTATCTGAATACTGTAACCCTCAAGATGTGGTGATAAACTATTGGGCCAAAAGCATAGAGAAAGCCCAGCGAATTACTCATGTTTATGAGCTGTTTCCGCATGAGATGGAGGAGCGAAAACGCAGCGGAGTATTTCTGGATGTTGATTTAGGTCGAGGTGACCAGGAAGCAAAACAAGCTGAGTCTACCGATGAAGATAATCCTTTCATCATCCTCGAGCAGCACAGACGCTGGGATTTAGACGGTGATGGTTATGCAGAGCCTGTTATAGTCACGGTTCACAAGACTACCGCTAAAGTTCTCCGCATTAAAGCCAGATACGATGAAGACGGTATAATAGTCCATCCGAAAACCAAGTTATTGGTGAAAATAAAACCTGTTCAATATTTCACTAAATATGACTTCCTGCCAAGCCCGGATGGTTCAATTTATGGTATGGGATTCGGTATCCTACTTGGACATCCGAACAAAATAGTAAACAGCATAATCAATCAGCTTCTTGATGCTGGTGCATTAGCTAATCTCGGTGGCGGTCTTATTAATGCCCAGGTATCGGGCACCAAGCGAGGAAAAGTTCGAGTCACCCCAGGTCAGTATATAGAAATTACATATTCTGGGGATGATATTAATAAAGCA